TACAGGCCATGTCAGCGCATACAGCGGCAGCGGGTACACCGCCGCAGGGTCACGAAGCAATCGCCGCATTCGGGCGTCTATGGACTGCTGACGTCACTGGTGATACATCCACTGTCTATTGGTCAGACCTGCTCAACGGTAACGACTGGGTTAACGGCACTAGCGGCAGTATCGACCTGACTCGTGTATGGCCTACCGGGTACGACACAGTGGTAGCTCTGGCAGCACACAACGGCTTCCTAGTCATCTTCGGACGTACTAGCATCCTAGTGTACGGTGGAGCAGACGACCCCTCAACGATGCAGTTGTCTGATTCAATATCTAACATTGGTTGTGTCGCACGAGACGCAGTGGTTAGCACTGGTAAGGACTTGATCTTCCTTGACGACTCAGGACTACGCAGCCTCTCCAGAACGATACAGGAGAAGTCAGCTCCTATTGGCGACATCTCTAAGAACGTGAACACAGACGTTAAGTTGCTGTTCACTGCTGAGACTGGCAGCATTAAGATGCACTACTCAGCTAAGCAGGCGTTCGTACTACTAAACTACCCTACTCTGGGCATAGTGTACTGCTTTGACACACGGACGCCGTTGCAGGATGGTAGCTTCAGGGCTACAACATGGTCTAGCATGAAGCCTCTGTGTTTCACCTCACTGGTTAACGAGGACTTGTACGTAGGCGTTGCTACTGGCATTGGTAAGTACAGCACATACACAGACGACGCAGCGAGCTATCAGCTAAGCTACTTCAGTCACCCGCTCAGCTTCGGCAGTACGTCTAACTTGAAGTTCCTGAAGAAGATCAACCTGACGACCTTCGACGGAGCAGAGGCTACGGTGGTGTTGAGTTGGGCATATGACTACTCAGGTAACTACAGGAAGCAGCCCTATGTACTTCCTAAGTCTAACGTAGGTCAGTACAACATCAGCGAGTTCAACACAGAGGCTGAGTACTCGTCTTCTATCTCGCTAATCAACAGGCAGAAGATTAACGCGAGTGGACAGGGGACTGTGGTGGCAGTAGGAGTAGAGACCACGGTAAACGGCAAAAGCGTCGCCATCCAAGAGCTTAACATTCACGCACTACTAGGAAGGACTGTTTAATGAGCAATTATACTAAGGCAACGAACTTCGCAGCTAAGGATGCCCTGATTAGTGGTAACCCGGCGAAGGTGATTAAAGGCACTGAGGTGGGGGCTGAGTTCGACGCCATAGCAGTAGCCGCTAACAGCAAGGCAGACTCTGCATCACCTACGTTCACAGGCACGGCTACGTTCGATAGCATCACAGCCACAGGGTCGCTCACGCTGTCGACGGTAGATGGTGGGACGTACTAATGAGCCACTTCCGAGACGACCTCGTACTAAAGGTTGTCCGGGGAGGGTGGGAACTGGTAGAGGACTTCACCTACCACAGTGAGCTGCTTAACAAGGACATCACTGTCCCTGAAGGCTACTTCACTGATCTGGCTAGCGTACCCCGCTTAGTTAGGTTCATCGTCCCAGTGGCTAACGCTAAGAACAGAAAGGCAGCAGTAGTTCACGACTACCTCTGCACACACGGAATAGAGTTAGGGATAGTTCCTGACCAGAAGACAAGCGATAAGGTGTTTAGAGAGGCTCTGGGCGCAGATGGGCTTGGTAGGTTTAAAAGCGGTGCTTTATATTACCCGGTAAGGTTCTTCCAATCAATTAAATCAGTAATAAGGAAATAGATATGGCCAGAATAGAATACGCAGAGATCAACCTAGCTACTGCAACATCGCAGACTGTTACTCCAGACCAGTGTGAGTTCATTGGTGTATGGCCTTCTGTAGCGATGAGCGCACACGCAGCAACGATAACAGATGGCGCTGCAGGTACACTCCTCAAGACAGTTCCTGCCTCTTCAGCAGTTACAGTTGAGTTGAGCGGTATGGGTGTTGAAGTATCAGGAGCGTTGACAGTAGTTTCTGACGCGCTAGCAACAGGCAAGCTCATCGTAGCCTACCGTCCTGCAACTAAACTATAGAGGTAGCCTTATGAGATTACTACTAGCAGTAGCACTACTAACACTAGCTAGCTGCACACAGCTTAACAGCCTAGAGATCACAGCCGAGGACAACGCTATGGCGTGTGTCAAGGGCAACACCTCAGCGACTAGCGGGTTGTTCGGGGGTAACGTCTCAGGCATCACAGTAGAGCTTCCTGCAGGCGTGGACACCTCAGGGTGGACGGCAGAGGACTGGAAGACACTAGCGGAGCTGTGTGACTAATGAGACAACTAGCACAGGCACGTCCTAGCAGCACTACAGCGGAGTCGCTATTCAGCAATCCCATTAACTCGCAGTATGTACTAAGCGTGGTTAACATATGTAATGTAAGTGCCACAGCGGCTGCTCTCTCTTTGTTTCACGACGTAGATGGAGCTACCTACGACGAAGGCACAGCATTACTCTGGGCGTACACACTGGCTCCCGGTGAGGTGCTTCAATATGAAGCTAACCTTTCAGGAGACCTAGCAGCAGGTAACGTCGGGATTAAGACGTCAGTGGCTAACGCTCTCAACTTCACAGCTTATGGCACTATCATAGGGGAGCGTCGATGATTACTCATATGCCTAGGCCTGTTAAGGACTTTGATCTGGAAGTCGCAGAAGGTAACATACCCGGCGTTGCTATTATTAACAAGTTTGGCTTTGCTCCTAACTGTGACGCAGGTATTCCTACTGATATTTGGTCAGGAGCTGACGTCACATACAACCAAGCAACTTGGTTAGCCCCTACAGCGCCTAGGATACATGGCATTGTCTCTACTAGCCTCGCTGATAGCGCCGCAGGTGGCGTTAATCCTGTAGGAGTAGGCGCTCATGTGGTGCGTGTGACTGGTCTTGTAGACTGGGACAGTAAGGAGTCTACAGAGGATGTTACATTAGATGGCACTACCTCCGTAAATACCGTTAACTCTTACGTTATCATACACAGAATGAAGGTGATCACTACGGCTGCTACGGCAACTACGACTAATGTAGGCAGGATTGTAGCTACAGCGGCTGTAGACGGCACAAAAACAGCTCTGATTGATGCTGGCTTTGGACAGTCGATGATGTCCATCTATGGAATACCTTCTACTCAGGATATGTACCTAAAGAATTACTATATTGCTATTCTCAAAGGAGCGGCTAGTGTAGGTGCTGAGCTGTCACTTATGTATTGTGAAGACCCTGAGAATAGACCTGCTATCTTCTTAACTAAGGAAATTACTGGAATAGCCTCAGAGGGTTCTAATAGTTATCAGAGTTCCTACCTACCGTCTAAGCAGTTTATTGGGCCGGGTATTATTAAAGTGAGAGCCAACGCTAGCGCTAACGATGTACGCATCAGTGCCAACTTTGGCGCATTCCTCTTAGATAAGGTGTAGTATTATGACAACCATAGCAATGAAGGACGGTGTAATAGCTTACGACTCACGAGTTACTCAGGGCGACAGAGTTCTGGATGACAACTTCAACAAGAGACGGACTAAAGACGGAGTACAGTTCTTCATTGCAGGTAACATGACAGACGACGAGGCGGTGATGGATGGCTACTTCAGCGGCATAGACGTCATAGAAGACCTAGACGGTAACCCCAACGCTGACTTCCTCATCGTAGACGGTACAGACATCTACTATGGCGGTGTGTGTCAGGAGGCCTTCTGGAAGATGCAGCTAACGAACGGAACACCCTACGCCATCGGTAGCGGCTCGTCATACGCCTTAGGCGCGATGGCGGCAGGAGCAACAGCCAAAGAGGCGGTACAGATAGCAACCAGAGATGTGTTCACTGGTGGTAAGATACGTAGCTATCAGATAAATAAGAAATAACTTGACATTTAGCCTTAAATGTGCTATTATATACTATATAGTAAAAACATTGACTTATACAGTATGACACTTAGGAGTCATTATGCCCGGAACAGCAGAAGAGTACGCACTAAGCGTCTTAAACGGTACACAAACATTTGGAGGTGCTGCCAATGCCGCAGGACTCCTCTCCCTACAACAAGCAGCCGAAGCAGGAACTACAGCAGCAGCGGTAGGAGGAGGTTTACTATCGGGCGGCTTAGGTGGTTTGCTCTCTGCAACCCTGCCGGGTCTCTTAGCCTCTTTAGCGTTTAATAAGATACTAAGTGGCGGTAGTATCTTCGACGGTATGCCGATACACGAGAACACTCCTAGCGACTTAGCCGTAGGCTCTGCAGAGGACTTAGTTAACTACAATGTTAACGGTATAGAGGGTGGTTTAGGCGAAGGAGCTACTGAGATGGCTATAGAGGCTCTAATGCAAGCTCAGGCTACAGGCGACCCTGCTACTACTCAGCAAGTACTAGATACTCTAAACGCTATCGACAAGGACTTCGCCACTAACGTCGTTGAGCTTACTGTGGGCAGCAATAACCCCTTCGCATTAGACTCTTCCTCTACTGCTGCCGCTAATGCCGCCTCACAAGCTGCTGCTGACGCGGCTGCTGCACAGGCTGCTTCTGACGCCGCTGCTGCTGAGGCATTGTCTAACGTGTCTGCTGAGGGTGGGTTCTCTGCCGCTGAAGCTAACGAAGCCTACGACTTACTACAGAGCGGTGCAGTAACAGTTGAGCAGCTAGCAGCCAACACAGGCGTTCCTGCCTCCCAGATCAACGCTGCTGCTGAGCAGATAACTGCTGACAGAGCTGCTGCTGACAAAGCTGCTGCTGACGCTGCAGCTAGCTCGTCTACTGATGCAGGCTTGAATGGCGACAGTATAGGTGGTGATGACGACCTCACAGGTGATATAGACACGATTGCAGCAGCCGTGGAAGGTGGAAACGCTAACATACAGCAGTCGGGCGCAGACCCTGCCCTAGATACTACTGGATGGGTTAGGACGTCTACGCTAGGCGATGACACTATGGTGTTTGAGAATACAATCACTGGTGACACTTTCGACATCGACATGACTGACGTTGAGGGCTTAGCTCCTCAGGAGCAGGCAGCTATATCTGAGGTTAACGCACGAACAGACAATACTATAAACACTACTGACAATACAGGTGCAGGTAACACTACTGATGGCACTAACTCAGGAACTGCTGCCGTTACTGGCGGCACAGGCAACACTACTAACGGAGCAGGTCAAGGTACTATCACACTATCTCCTAGCGGCTTACTAGGCGTTGCTAACGTATTAGACAGTCTCGATAACAGCAATGATACTATGGGGCCGTTACAGACAGGAGACACGAATGCAACAACGAATACTACAGGCAGCAGTGATTCTTCTACAGTGGATGTCACTAATGGTGTTAATTCTGGGACTACCGATACTACTACTGTGGGTAACACTGGAGTCACTACTGGATCGACTGATCTCTTTGCAGATGCTGCAGACGGAAACAACACAGGAGAGACGCTGACAGGTGGCGACACAAGCACAATCACCAATGGCACTAGCGGCACCGACGGCACTAATGGCACCGACGGCACTAATGGCACCGACGGCACTAATGGCACCGACGGCACTAATGGCAC